TGGGCATTACCGAGACGGTGCGCCTACTTATCAATACCACAAGTATGAAGAAGCATTAAAGCAATGCAAACAAAAGCGTGTCGCTTTTGATGTCGGTGGCAACATAGGTCTTTGGTCGCGTGTTATGTCGCTTGACTTTCAAGAAGTGAAAGCATTTGAACCCGTAGCTGACTATTGTGAATACTTTAGATTGAATGCACCCAAAGCTGAGTTGTTTAATGTGGCTCTTGGGCATGAGTCGGGTAAGGTAACAATGGCTTGTGCAACCAATGGGTCTTGCGGTGACACTTCACCCTTGTCAGACCCTGAGAACGAGGTGATTGTTGCTGAAGACGTTGACATGATACCTTTAGACGCCTACAACTTTAAGAACGTAGACTTTATTAAGATTGATTGCGAAGGGTACGAGTTGCACGTTTTAAAGGGTGCTATTGAAACGATTGTTGAGAATCAACCTGTGATTATTGTTGAGCAAAAGAAAGGTCACGGGCAGAAGTTTGGCTACGCTGATGACGCCGCGGCTAAGTACCTGCAAGAATTCGGTATGAAAGTCCATAAAGTCATTAGTGGCGACTACATTATGGTCTGGTAATGGGTTGGGGCGATGAACTAATGGCTTGTGGCGAGGCAATGGCTTTAGGGGGCATTGTTGCCATTAAAGATAAAAGTGGCAATCACCGATGGCACGAAGCGTGGGAAAACAATCCTCACATTGCTAAACCGAATGAAAAGTACGATAAGTTTATAGTCAATGCCCCAAGTGCTAGACCGTATGCTAAAGGCGTAAACGCTCAAGCGTGGGATTTTTACGCGTACAAGCCAAAACCTGCAAAGTTTTACTTTAGCGAAGCTGAACAAGCCTATGTTAATGCACTTGAAGGCGGTTTTATTGTTGTCGAGCCACACTTAAAGAATAAAGCGGAATCTGTCAATCGCAATTGGGGTTGGGATAATTTTGCTAAAGTAACTAGCTCAGTAGATGCAGATTGGGTGCAGATGGGCGAAGTTAAGCCTAAATTATTGCCAAATACGAGGTGGATACAGACGCCTACGCCTAGAGCAATGGCTATGGTTATGTCAAAAGCTAAGTCTTGTCTACTTCCTGAAGGCGGTATGCACCACACTTCTGCTTCATTTAACGTAAAAGGTGTTGTTTTATTTGGTGGGTTTGTTGCTCCACAAGTCACAGGATACAAAATACATAAAAATATTTACATCGGAACAGGGTTAGGTTGTGGCAAACGAATAAAATGTCAGCATTGTGCCGATGCTTGGTCTAAAATTGACCCTGAACGGGTTATTAATATAATGAGAGGTATGTCAAATGGCTGATATTTTATATAAAGGTGCACAAAACGCCGATATGAAATTGGTTGATATGGGTGACACCACATATGCTAACCGAGTAGAGGCATACCCACCATTAAAGATTATGACTGATGACAATGGTGAATACGCTCGTTTACGCGTAGACGTTGGGCAAACAGGGTTCTTTGCAGGGCGCGAAGCTCGCACCTTTTATGAATTCAGCATAGCAAGTGGCGCTACTCAAGTTATTAAAGTAATTTCACCAACCGATACTATTGTTCAACAATTATCGGTTGATTTGTTTCTTGCTGAGATACGTTTAGAACTTGTAGTAGGAGGCACAGAGGGTGGTACTTTTGCGACGCCTTTGCCTATATTTAAAACTAACACTATGTCAACCGCGTCAGCGTACACCCCACAAGTTACAATGAATCGAGGCGGTACGCACACGGGTGGTACGGTGGTTGATTTGATTCAGACAGTTACTGATACAAACCCTAACAAAGCGACACCCGCAGGGGCAAGTGAAGAATCACCTCAAGGCTTTAGCGCAGGAACGTTTTACATTCGATTAATCAATACTGACGGTGCTACAGCAACGGGCATCTTTCGTGCAAGGTGGGAAGAGCGACCATGAGTTATTTAATCAAAACTAGCGTTACAACGGACGAGCCAATTACTTTGGCTCAAGCTCAATTACACTTGCGTTTAGATACGGAAGGCTCTCCCGCCTCGCACCCTGATGATTCATTGATTGAAATGATGATTACGACTGCGCGTGAAATGGTAGAAAAAGACACGGGGTTAACGCTTCCTGTTTCTCAGCTTCAATGTAAGTCTAAGCCTGTCAACGACATTGTTAGCTTACAAACCTATCCTGTCACAAGCATTGAAGAAGTTACTTACGAAGATGATGACGAGGTTATTCAAACCGTATCATCGGCAGATTATTATGTTGACAACTTTAAGCGTCCAAGCGTTTTAATATTTAGACGCAATGTTCCTGTAAAAGATGTAACCGTATCATTTACGGCAGGGTACACAGATAACGATAGTCCTAATCCTTTTCCTATGCCAAAGATGTTAAAGAACGCTATGTTGCTAATGATTGGCAATTTATACGAGAATAGGCAAGCGGTTGGTGATTACGAATCGTATAAGAAAGATATGAGTTATGAATATGCCGTTCAAAAAGAACGAATTAGCTTGGGTCTGTAATGGATATTGGCAAACTAAACAAACGGGTTGATATACAAAGTCAATCCAACACTTATGATGGCGCGGGTCAACAGGTGGAAACTTGGACTACGTTTGCTAACGTTTGGGCTAACATTAAGCATAAATCGGGCGTTGAAGCGATTAAATCTGATGCGATGGCATCTACGGTCAAAGCAAGCATTAGGATTCGCTACAAGGCGAATGTGAACGCGGGTATGCGTGTAACGTATCAAACATCAATCTATAAAATTATGGCTGTGTTGCCTCATGTAGAAGACAACCGATACGTTGATTTAGTTGTTGAGTTGATTAACGGAGAATCGTAATGGGCGTTACGATGAAGATTGCTTTAAGTGATAAGTTTGTTACTCAAATGATGGGACAACTTAAAAACTTAGAGCAAACTGTTGATAAAGATGTCCTGCGCCCCGCGGCTCGGGCAGGTGCGCTAGTCTTTTATGAATTGCTCCATGCCAATGTGCCATTTAAATCAGGTAAATTGTTAAACGCTATCTATCACGCTTATGTCACAGAGCTAGATACTAGAACAAGCAAAACATATCGAGTCGGCGTTAACGGCGCAAAAGGTTCTGCTGAAACGTTAAAAAATGCGAGTGAAAGCACAAAAGCTAGACCCGCCTCGCATTGGTGGTGGTTAGAGTTTGGTCATATGCAAAGGTACGCAAGTAGGCTAACTGATGACGGCTTTGTAACGCTAGTTAGACCCGAAAAGTTTGGTACAACAACAAGACCCAACCCAAAGAAAGCAAGTCAAGCAGAGATGGACGCCTATTATCTTCCACGCAAAGGTGGCCCAAAACACATACAAGGCAAAGCCTACATTCGCAAAACCTTTTTAATGGGTCGTGAACAAGCTAAACAAGCAATCATTGATCGAGCAAGAGAAAAGGTAGCAGAGTACTTAACCAATAAACAAGTGGTGAATACAGATGTCGATTGAAACAGATTTTAGAACGACTATATTAAGCGCAGCGCCGAATCGGGTATACCCTGATTTTGCGCCCTCAATAGTGCTAAATGAAACTAATATATTGCCATTTATCACCTATCAAGTTATTGGTGGCGATGGCAGAAAAAGGATAGATCGCGCAGATACCTTAAAAAAGTATCGTATTCAAGTCAATTCTTATGCTAAAACTAGAATATCGTGCAGTAATTTATCTATTTTGGTAGAATCACTACTGAATAATGCTACACTTTTTAAAGCAGTATCTTTGAATCAGCCAATATCTGTTTATGAAGACGAAGTTAATCTTTATGGCTGTATGCAAGATTATTCAATTCACTACAACGTATTTTAATACTTTTGCCATACGGCATTTTTTGGGAGATTCAAATGGGTGTTCAAACAGTAGCAGGTACAAGGATTTATCTTTCGGCATCAATTCCAACTGCATTTACGGAAGCAGCATACGATACGGTGTTCACAGCATCGCCTGGCCCTGCCCTCATTGGTGAAGTTACCGATGCAGGTCAACATGGTCGCGTATACAACGTTGTCACACATAACCCAATCGGTTCACGTGGCACACAAAAGTACAAAGGCTCTTTTAACGAAGGTCAAAAAGTACTTACGTTGGGTGTTGATGATGAAGACGCAGGTCAGACATTGGCTTTAACAGCCCTTGATTCAGACGATGACTATTCATTCAAAGTGCTATACCAAGACGGTGCAGTAGATTACTTTCAAGCAAAGGTTCTTAGCTTCCAAAAATCGACCAGTTCGGTTGACACGATGTTAACAGCTACGCTGACATTGGAAATTACTACTTCATCTGGTGGCGTTGGCGTTATTCACGTTGATGCACCTTAATTGCGTTTACAAAGCGCATGAACGACCAAGAGCGGCTCATCTCTCCTTTAGCGGGGGAGTGGGTCGCTTCTTGGGCTTATTACCTTTAAACTTTATTATCCCGCTATGAGGAAAAAAATCATGTCTTTAAAAAGTCACGCACTTAGCGAAACCGCTACATTGCATCTAAAAGATGCGTCTGGTGAGTTCATGTATGCTGATGACGCAATGAAGCTACCCGTCACCTTGACGCTCTATGGTGAGGCTTCAAAACAGTATCACGTTGCCTCACGTAAATTTCGTGATTTAGTTATTGATAAGAAGAAAGGCTTTCAAATTAAGGACTTGCCCGATGAAGAGTACCGTAAAATTCGTGCGGACTTCTTAAGCAAGTGTGTTGCCGATTCAAAGAATTTTGAATTAGATGGTCAGAAAGGCGAAGAATTGTATCGCGCCGTGTTTTCTGATATTTCTTTTGTCTTTATTGTTACTCAGGTTGAGGAGTTCATTAAGGCGAATGAAAATTTTACAGGCAAGCCTTTGACCAATTAACAATATATTGTAAGTACTTGGGGTGGCTTCATGCCATTCCAAGGTCAAAGGCTAATCCTAATAATACGATTACGCGTCAAGCGCAGTTTCTTAGCGAAGAAAAAGAAATAGATATGCCACCGTGTGAGATGCCTCACATGATTAATTATTTATTCTCCTGTGGCCCTGTCTGTCAAACAGGCATGAGTTCTATACCGTTAACGCACCAAGAAGTTTACTATTGGCTTAAAAATACGGGTAATAAACTGTGCGTTTGGGAGATTAATACTCTAAGGGAAATGTCACGACATTATCTATCGGAGTTGGTACAATCAGATAAGCATGATTCACCTCCACCTTGGGTAGGGGAAATTGATTTAGAAAAGAGTAAAATCATAAATGATCGCGTAAAGAGTATATTTAGGGGTTGAAATAATGAGTCAAGAGAATATCGGCCTTACTAATATACAGATTGGCGTTGAATCGACTATTGCTCAAGACTTACAGCCAATTAATAGAACGTTAAATGATTTTGCTCAAAAAACACAAGAGGTAGCCCAACGCGCCGCGAAAGCGATGCAAGGCATTGCCGATGCTAACGAAGAAGTGTCTGATTCTACTGATGAATTAAGCAAACAAAATCAAAGATTAATTAATTCAGAAACAAAAAAGTACGAAGCGATTAATCTTTCTAAATCAGCACAATTAGAAAACAAAATTATTACTGCGGGTAGTTTAGCCGAACAGAAAAAACTTGAGTCTGCGCTTAGACCTATTATTACCACATACAAACAACTTGAAGATGCTCAAAAAGCACAGACTATGGCAATGAAAGTTGCCGAAGATCCTGTGATTAAATTTAAGCAAGAAATAGAGCGTTTAGGCCAAACAACTGGCAAGACTCAAAAAGAATTAGCTGAGTTTCGCGCACAGCAGTTAGGTTTGGGCGACACAATGCAAGCTCAAATTGATAAAGCGTACAGTACTAATGATGAGTTAATTAAACAAAACCAAAGGTTTATTGACTCTGAAACAAAAAAATATCAAGCAATAAATCTTTCTAAATCTGCACAGCTAGAAAGCAAAATAATCTCTGCGGGTAGTTTGGAAGAACAGAAAAAATTAGAATCCGCTCTTAGACCTATTATCAATACTTACAAGCAACTTGAGCAAGCCCAAGAGGCTCAGACTTTAGCTACCAAAGCGGCTGATGACCCTGTTATTAAGTTTAGACAAGAGTTAGAGCGAATGTCCTTAACGGCAGGTAAGACTCAGAAAGAGTTGGCTGAATTACGCGCACAACAATTAGGCGTTAGCGAAAAAATGCAACCTCTGATTAACAGGGCCTACGATACAGGCGATGCGTTTAAATCAGTCGGTATGAGCGCAGGACAGACCCGCCAAGCGATGCGATTGTTACCCGCACAGATTACTGACGTAGTGACTTCTCTAGCGTCAGGTATGCCTATTTACCTGATTGCCATTCAACAGGGTGGACAATTGCGAGATTCGTTCGGTGGCTTTGGCAACATGATGAAAGGTATTGTTGCTTTGATTAATCCGTTTGTTGCTGTGATGGCTGTCGTGGCGGTTGTAGCGGCTACGGCGTACTACGCTTACGACAGACTACAAGGCGTATTAAATAGCTTTGAGCAAGCGTTGATTAAGTCAGGGAACGCGTCAGGTAAAACATCTGAAGATATGTTTTTATTATCAAAAAGCATAGGTAGTGTTGTCGGTACGCAAAAAGACGCCGCGGAGGCTCTAAACCTAATCATTGGCAACAACAAGTTAATTGGTCAATCATACGAAAAGATTGCAGAGGCTTCAGTTAAATGGAGTCGCGCAACAGGCAGTTCAATTGAAGAAGTTGTAAGCGAATTTGCCAAAATAGCTAAAGACCCTGTTTCTGCGCTTGAGGAATTGGACAACAAGTACAACTTCTTGACCGCTAGTGCTTACGAAAACGTTCAAGCCTTATTAGATCAAGGCAATCAGACTGAAGCGTCAAGGGTAATGATTGAGGCTTTGTCGGCTACCATTGACGAACGTGCGCCAATGATGGTTGAGAACATGAGTAACTTGTCTAAGGTTGTTAAAAACCTTAAAGACTTCTTTAATGACGCAGCGGAAGGCGCGGCGAATTTATTTTTTAACGTTTCGTTAACTGACAAATATAAAGAACTTGCAACTGAATTAAGTAATTTAATTGTGTTGCAACAAAAGTTAAACAATATGTACACGGGTAACGCAGTTACTGACCAACAATTATTTAATGACCAAAGAATATTTGCGCTTGAAGCTGAGTTAAAGGTTGCAAGCGATTTGTTAGATTCGCGTAAAAAGTCCGCAAATCAAGATTCTGAGAATTTTAAACAGAAACAAGACTTTGTTGCTATTCAAGACTTTATAAACAAAGGTCTATCAGCCGAAGCAATATTGACGGCGCAAATGACTGAATTAAATATTCAATATACTAAAGCAATTTCAGTTGAAAATCTTACTAAGATTCAAAGATTGCAAATAGATGCTTCTTATTACAAACAAACTAAAGAGTTTGCCGATAAGTATCTTTCGTCATTAGATAAAATTGCGACATCTTCTACCAAGGTTCAAAAATCTACTAAAGATGTTAATGCTGAAATATTGAAACAAATCGAAGCCTACAAACTTGAAGGCGAAGCATTGTTAATGTCTACAAAGCAACGTGACATCGCAACGTTTGCGCTTGGTTTGCAGAACAAGAAGATCATTGAAGGTTCTCTTGCGTGGAATCAATACATGGAAGCGTTTACCAACGCGGCTAATGTAAAAGAAACCAACAAAGACTTTATTGAAGCAATGAAAGAAAGACAGAAGGCATTATTAAAGCAAGAACAAGATCAACAGAAAGAAATAGAAAACATACAAAACCAAATTGGTCAAAGCCTAACCGATGCTTTGATGAACGGTGGCAAGAACGCGGGTGAAATGCTTAAAGACTTATTTAAGACCCTTATCTTGCGCCCATTGTTGCAACCTATTATTGCAGGTGTGACAGGAGGGTTAGGCTTTGGCGGTACTGCGGGAGCGTCAGGCATAGAAGGTCTAGCGGGTGCTGTGGGCGGTGGCGGTGGTATGGATTTTATGGGGTTGGCTTCTGTTTTAAAAGATGGTTACTCAATGTTATCGGGTGGATTTGCTTCAGTCGGCGCGGCTGCCGCGTCTATGACAGAAGCCGCGTTGGGCATGGAAGCCGCGTTGTCCTCCGCAGCGATTACTCCCGCAGCGAACGCTTCTGTGATGGCTATTGAGTCTTCCGCAGCCGCGGTTGGCGCAGCCGCGACTGTCTTAGCGGGTGTCGCTGCGGGTATCGGAGCG